TAGGAGCTCCTACAAGATCTCTCACTTCAGCTTCAGTATAATGACGACCTTGAATATAAACGTCATCAATCTTATCAAAGTCTATCTGAGAGGCTTCAGAGTCCATGTTAACATAATCACCAATAGGCCACTTCTCATCCAGCAGCTGCTTAATCTCTTCATCAGTATTAGCAAACTTAGCTATACCAGACCATTCAAGCATCTTCTTAATCATGATACTCTCCAATCTCTAGAATACTATCGATACCGTGCATAGTGACAACCTTAGCTATCTTAGCTTCTTGCTCAGCTTTAGTCTTGAGCCATACCTTTACACGTCCATCCTCATTAACAGGTTCAATACGAGAGCTCTTTGAATCGATATTCCCATCATTATAGGTTACGAAGAAGTTAAATCCATTAGGCTGCTTACCAAAGGCAAGGCTTGAGATTACCACGTTATCAGTCATATTAAAGTTCCTCTACAGTTATGCGATATGGTTTACCGTTCATATCAGTTAAATCGATGGTTTTCTTAGTCGATAAGAAGTAACCCTCTTCTGGATGAAGATCATACTTCATACCACCAACTAGTCCGATGATACCATCCTCATCGAACTTTAGTAGTGCTTTGCGAATCACATCGCCAATTTTATCGCAGTATACTAACATTATGCTGCCTCCCCTAGTACCCACTCGCGAGCAGGGAATGCATCAGCATAATGCTCCTTGGTAGCATTCCAGTTCTCGCCATCGAATGACAGCATTATAGGCTTGCACCAGTCCTCGCAATGGTCTGAGATATCGAAACCTGCCTCGTCTACGAGGTCAGAAGACAAGATATACTCACAGTAGTAATCGTTATTCTCCTCGATTAGATCGAACAGAGTATCATAGAACCCAGGGTTCATTGCATCCGCAATGGATACACCTTCGGCGATATAGGTATCGCCACCCTTGCACTTCCAGCGCTGAGGGCATTCGCCCTTGCCGTCCCAAGTATGGGCGCCGTAGTTTTCTGTGTGCTGAGTCTGAATAACAATTTTCATATCTTTATACCTTTATCTAATTTATACCATATAATAGTCGCAAACACGATTTAAGGCAACTGTTTTTTGTAACTTTCTTCAATAAAGTCACTATTTTTCATATAATATTCGGTGAAACTAAGCACTTTATCACCATAATCCCTGCGTTCATCACAGTTAGATAAGTGCATTTGATGGCAAAAGAACATGAAATCTTCACATTCTAGTTCCATCCAGTTAGCAAACCATTCATATACATGAACTCCATCATAAGTATTTCCGTATGTATATCCTGGTATATCAACCCGATCACCGTCTGGCTTATTGATGCAATACCATTGCTTATCAAAGCCATCTGAATCTGGTATAAGCTCTAAAGCAAGCGTATACCCATTAAGTGTTACAATAGGATCACCAAACATTATAGTACCTCTACTTCACAAAGAGTCTCTCCCCAATCATAGAAGAGCTTAAATTTATTGCCGTCAAACTCTACAATTGAGTAACCGGCATCACCACGCTTACTACAGGCCTCTACATCTTCAATTAACTCATAATCTTCTGAGGTAAGCTCTCCATAGAGGATCTGCTCCATAACATTTTCGAGTTCGTACTCTCCAGTATATACACCACACATTATGCTGCAACCTTAGCGTTCTTGAGGAAGTTATCAAGAGGCATATCAACCTCCCAATCTTGAATACCTACAACAGTACAATAATCTCGACGATCTTGAGCAGGACCATCTAGCACACCAACAACCCGTACAGGCTTCATAATGGGCTCGAAAGTCTCCATGCACATTGAAGGGAACAAAAACTCTGTATTTAACAACTCATTCATATTCATAATTATATCCTTTATCTCAATTATATCTTATATTAAACACTAACGCGTTTTAAGGCAACTACTTTGATCCGAAAGATGCCATTATCTTTCTATAGGTCTGAGCATCCTCTTCTTTTCTTACAAGATGAGTGTACATTTCAAGGTTAGGCATATCCTCAGTGTAAGGAGGCAGACTAGCAGCGAAATTCATAGTCTCTAGAATATCTGCAGCATCCTGATAACCTTGTACTTGATCACCCTTATATATGATGAAGCCTAATGGGCACATAATAGCTGTCTCAGCATCACTAGACTCTTTATCACCAGAACCATCTTTAACTAGAGTTTGATTCTTGCGCCTCAGGCTATGGTAATTACCACTACCAATTTGAACTGAAACTGTAATGCCATTCTCGAACGTAACAGAGTAGCCAGTATTAATGTCGTTATGTGAAATACGTATTGTCATAATATATCTTTCTATTTAATTATTCTTTATCTTAGGCACTAATCGCTTTTAAGGCAACCCTTTTATCCTGCTCTTTAAGATATGCAGAACACTGCTGCATCATATCTTCAGGACACTGCATCTCAGTATCAGCATCAGCATCATATCCAAGATGGCTTGCAGGATTATTACCATGAGCATAAACTCTAATAGAATCAGCATCGACAACTTCTCGATGATTTACAAGATTAGTAGCAAACCAAATGGTTGCTTGATCTTCTTCTCCATCATCTCCAGTGGCAAATCCTTCGAATTCGTAGTTTGAATGTATCATAAATTTTTCCTTTCTTATCTAATTTATACTTCATTATAGTGACTAAACCGTTTTAAGGCCACAAAAAAAGGGCTCTCTAACCCATTGAAATCGTTAGAGAACCCAAATTAATTGAATTATTTCCGCTTAGATATAAGCGTTTTTAGTGTGTTTCTTAGAAATTACGCTTAGATCTAAGCGCTTTTGGTACATTACCATTAGGAAACTGCTCCATATATGCATCACGACGTACCTTTTGATGACGTCTAGCACCTTCCTTAGCTTTACGGCGATTGCGTTCACCTCTGGTTTCGTGAAACTCACGCTTTTTAAGATCCTTTAGAACACCAGAACGCTCTACGTCACGTTTAAAACGACGCATAAGCACTTCAAAAGGTGGAATCTTCTTCTCATATTTCTTGTTAGTATATTTTGGCATTTTAGTCTATTAGCTCCGAGTAAAAAATGTGCCTGTCAATTTGCGTTACATATTTAACACCTTTTCTCCATCGCGGGCTGACATAATCCGCATGGTACCATAAGGCGCCTTCTACGATATCTGGATAGATACCATCCATTACAGCACTGGCAATTGTAACACTCTCTCGCCATGCTCGTTGATTATTTGCTTCATCACTTATACCATCACAGTACCATGAGAACTGACACTTGTGACGTTTAGGAAATGTTATTCCTTCACTGGTAGTATATGTAGGTCCTTGCTCTACAACGGAACATACATCATCAGGATAGCGTGCGCTTGATACTCTATTCAATACTACCTGAGCTACGGCTACTTTACCAGCTAGAGACTCGTTACGAGCTTCATGATAGACATTTAATGCGAGACATTCTAACCCACGCTCATTAGCAGGAACAAGTATCTTAACTTTAAG